GTTCTACTCGGTAATTAGCCATTTTAAAGAGAGAGAGCATAGGGTCATCATTACCAAAGCGAATTGCTCGCAAGAAATATTCTCCACCTGGAGTCCAGTGAACTCCTGGAGATTCACCAGAGAGAATAGACACAGTTCCAGAAGGCTTAATTGTAGTTGTTTTTATGGATTCCCTAATTCCTAGCCACTCGGAATATGCTTTATCGTAATTTATAACAGTGGAATAGCCCGTATCCATCCATTCGCGCAGCACAGGAAGCCCGTGGATATCAGCGAAGTTAGCCACACCAGACATAGAAGTTCCAATGCGTCTGTTCCTCTGCATGATAGCGTTGGTTTCTTCCCAGTGAGTAGGCAAGAGCGTGACTGTCTTGGCATAGAGATAAGCGAATTTGAGAGTACGCTTGTAGTCCTCAAGAGATTCGTGTCTATTCAGATATGTTTCTACGAGAGTACAGCACTCAAAGGATTCTAGCGACTGTTCAGCACAGGGGTTATAGCCAGCAGCCCGCCAGTCTTTATTGTTAGGTTGGTCAGCCAAGCGACCGTATTTACGAGTTACATCCATCCAGATAACTCCAGGCTCACCGTTGAGAGCAATGCCATCAACGATAGGCGAGAGGTCTGTACCCACAGAGGTTTCCACAGAGTTATTGGACATCCAAGCCCAGCCTGGATTCTCTGGGTCATAAGAGTTACGCTCTGGGAAACGGTCAGCGTTCTTGAGATTCAAGAAGTCCTCATCATTTATGCGCCCAAGCAAGAGTTCAGCAGAACGGCGGACATTACCGGATACTACACAGACCCCAATGAGATTACCTATATCAGCAATATCTACACGAGTTAATTTATTTCCTGCCCTACCAGAAAACATTTTTTGTATTTTAGTATGTAGTTGTACGAGAGGCTCAGGGCCCGCAGCTGTGCCTCCGAAGGTTGCGATGGGCGCGCCAAAAGGTCTGATTAAAGAATAGTCAAATACGTAATTTGGCTGGTCAGGTTTTAGGAAAGAATTAATTAAAAGTGATGTGCTTTCCATCCAGCCTTCCCGTGTGTCAGGGATTACGAACACTTGTTCGCCTTTTGGTTCGTAAATATCAAAGCCTTTGTCAGCACCTTTATCGTCAAAGCCCACACCAACGCCCAGCATTGAGGCTTCCATCAGGAACGCAAATGGCTTAGCAGGGTTGTTTTTAGACATTTCATTAGTAGAAACAAATGCGCAATTCTGTAAAGCAGCCGAGTTTTTTTGCTCATTTACCAAAGGCGTACCCATTACCCACAGCCCGCGGCCAGGCGGAGTCCACTTTAGATTAAATAAACGGTCAAATGCTTCTTTAGCCGAAGCCTGTGCCTTAGCATCGTTCCAAGGTAGGCGATTCGTCTTGCAGTGGTCTTTCTGAAGCGAGTACATACCATTAATAACTCGTTCGCAAACATCTACCCAAGTTTCTTTAGTGCCATCTGGCTTCATACGGGAGTAGGTTCTTAAAAATGTAATTTCGCCAACGGAGTTGCCAGCAACATCGGTATACCCCCAAGGGACTTTTTTACCTTTGTATCCTTCTACAAATTCGGCTGTTAATTTAAATGATAATGACATAGTGCATCCTTTATTCGGTTTTGGGGGGATTAGATTCTCTAGTATAACCTAATCTCCTCGGTTGTTTCGTTTTAATATTTCGGTTGGTGTGTTATTTTCTAGACTATGCTGTTCCGTGTCTAAAAAGGCTTAGTTAGTTACTAACGTCAGGGGGGTTAATCTTGGCAATTATCTCGTTAGTCTGCTGTTCGTTGTACCCATTATTAGGTAATTCGTTCAACTTTTGAGCCCTGTCACCGAACAAACTGGACAGCACTCCAGCAGCGCCGTTGCGCTCTACGGTGACTCTCATCATCTCTTTTGACTCGTCTAATTCCTTAATTGTTTTAAGCATTTTAAAGAATCTATCCATCTCCAGGCCTGTATTTGGGTCAGGATATCCGCCATTTAAATCCTCGGCAAACTTGGCAAATGCCACCCGTTGCCCTTGTATTTCAAGGAGGGAATTGATTAGACCCTTAAGTTGTTCCTTAGTCTTAACCTCAACAGGTAGGTTAAAGGCACAAGCATTATCAGGTTTAAACGCAGGGCAATTATCTTTAACGAAACAAGTATTACACTGCCTTAGACTAGTGCTGTTAGAACGCAACACTGGCACATCTTTAAGGACATCACGACCCGTTTCGTCTGTTTCTAATACCCTAGAAATCTCAACGCCGAGTACAGGTAAAGTGCGAATTTCATCGGGCTTTCGTAACTGAAGTTTCCCTAATTCACCACCCCCATTGGTAACATCAACGGGGGGTGTTTCCGATGTTTCACGGGGTGATAATTCACCCTCGTTAGTTACTAACTCATTTCCCAATTTATCTGTCCAATTCTCTAATTGCTGGTAAGACCACACAGCGAGTTTAGAGACCTCCACAGCATCATCCGCTAGTATTTTATCAAAATCCAGATTTGCGGCCTCGTACGAGGCTTTATAGCGCGAACGGGCTTGTTCCTTCATGCGCTTAGGATATCTGTGTAACTGATTACCGAACCATACGATAGTTTCGCCCCTCATCATTGGAGATAGCCAAGATAAGGTACTTGTAGTCGCATATGGGGAATTACGCAATAAATCTGGTTTTGCCAAACCCATCACGTGGAACTGTGTACCGTGCTGCTGGCTCAGCTTACGGCAGATTGGGGATAATACCTCCGCCATTTCTCCTGGAATAAAAACATTTAAATACCGTATAGCGAGGTCTTCTAAATCCCCATCTGTGTAAACAACACCAAACTTTGTTTCATCCACGTCATTCCATGCAGTAAGACGCTGCGTTAAAATCGCTTCTTTATTTAAAGATGGATGCTGTATTTCAGCAAATAAAGCAATTCTTTTTAGGTTATTGCTAATAAAATCTTCATAATCAGCCGCAAAATTGTCCATCTCCTCATCGCTCAGCTCTGTTGCTGCGGGAATGCCTGGGTAGACATAAATATCTACATCATCATTGAATCTGTCGGATAAAAGGAAAGTTTTTGTAGTAGGTAATCCTCGCTTCATAGCGCCCCAGAAACTAAACCCCACCCTTTCAGCGTTCATAGAACCTAGGATGTTCTTATGGCTAGGCACTTCTGCGCCCAAAAATACTATTTTACTCAAGGCGTTCATCTTTCATTTTTAGGTCTATTTGGTGGTCAAGTTCTTTAACAAGGTCATCCCAACTCTTCCGACCAGTTCTTCCGTCTGGACGGAATTTAGCACTTAAGTATTTAGGATGTAGCCAAACTAATGTTTTAATACCGTTTTCTAAGCATTTTTTAGCCAATTCTAAATCTGCCAGGACTACCAGGTGTAAGGGCCCGGAAGATTGCTGGTGTTGAATCTTTAAAAAATCCTTATTTTCATATTCTCCAACGGTTTTATTAGAAATAAACCCGTCAATGTCCTCTAACTTATGCTCCTTGCACCAGCGCGCAGCTTCCTCCGCATCCTCGCAAACAAGCATTACTAACCCATTAGCATTTAAGGATTTATATAGGGAAATACCCTCAAAGATAGGGGTTTTATTTTCAGAACGCATAACTCCGTCTAAGAATACAATAATTGCCACGATTTAATACTTTCTATGGTCTACGGTAAGTAGCTGCTCGTCTCACAAGCGTGTTTGCATCGGGCAACTCTACACCATAGGTTTTTTGATTAAATATCTTATCTTCGGCATCCATCTCATCCTTAAGGCTTCTTAAAGACTGTATTACGCCAAAACTTTTACCTGCTTGCCAACGATAATTATTAAAATCAGAATATCCTTCGCCTGATTCACTAAATGCAGCTGACCGAGCGGTATGTATACCCTCATATAAATTTAAACCTTGTGAAACAGCGGCTCGCATATCTGACCTAGCATTGGCCTTAACTGCATCGTTAGCGGCTTGCTCATAGCGGGTTTTAGCGGAAATATAGCGTGTCAGAATATCTATTGCAGTTAATCTGTCGCGTTCTACTGCGTCTGTCCACGCCTTGTTTACTTCTAATGCCATAACTTGCGGAACAACAGTCCAGTCGTCATCAGTAAGCGAATACGCAGCATACGGTTTAATATCCACAATATTGCTTTTAATATTTACGTAAAAGGTAAGTTCAAATGAATCCATGAATTCTTTTGTAGCTGGGTGTAGGTCTTCACGGAATCCTTCATTTAACATTTCAGCAATTTCTTTATCGCTTAGGCCAAGGAATCTATTATTTGAACGCCTAAATCCTACATAATCTACTCCGATTAAACAGTCCAGGTCACCCGGGTCTCGGTGCGCTGCCCATTGGTAAGATACGCCTGACCCGGCTAACCAAACGTGACACCAGGACTGTGCGCCCATGTACTGTTCTCCTAAATGGTTAAACAGTAATTGCAAAACTGCTGAACGAACAGTTGAATTTAATTTTCCATCACGAAACAAGCGTGGGTCTAGGATAGACGAAGGCTTACTAAAGTAAGACGTGTCTGATTTTTTTAACATTTATTCCTCGTCATCGTCGTCATCGCCTACGACTGTCCAGTTAGGTTGTCTAATTTCAAACTCTCTACGAGTAATTTTTTCCGGAGTGTCGTGATTTAATGGTGTGACTAGTCCACAACCTATATGTGCTTCCAGAAACCTTACAACAGTCATTTCAGTTAAACTGTCGTTAATTCCATCAAGTTGTAAGGCTGAACCGCACTTACAAGACATTTCGGCAAACATGAGTACTCCTAGACTAGGGTTTACTCTTTAATTGTACTCCCAGTTTCTTCTTCCGGGGCCGGAACTGGTACTTGGGTCATAAGTGCCTGCAATAAGCTAGCGGCTATTTGCTGATTACTGATGCCATATACAACCTCTGATGCACCCTGGCGTACCTCATTAATATCAGGTTCACGGGCAATATCTACCTTTTCGTTAAGGTCTGTCAGTACATGCCAGCTACCAGATTCGGTCTTAAGTACGATAAAGCCGGTAAGGAACTTGGGCAGTTCTGGTGCAGGTACAGTAGTTTCTTCTTGTGTTTCTTTTTCGGTCATTTTGAAATGCCTTTCTCGTCGTGGAATTTAACCATATTAAAGGATTTAACTGGGCAAAAGTCGCATAGGTAAATGGTAGGGCCTGCGTATGCGTCCAGCCTTTCTGCTTTACGCATCTTTTCGGTGCCAGCCGAAAGTTTCTTTTTATCTGACTTATAATCAGGGCACTGACCTTTTGGTCTGTTATGGACACTATAACAGGTCATTGCATCTTCTGCAAATTGCATGCGGGTATTATAAAAAGGCAGACCTAAACCCTGACCTTCGCCTTCAGAAAGTTTTTCAATTACTTCCTGCTTTAATTGTGGGGTCATCCAAATTGCTTTTGGAACGTTCCATAAACGACCAAAATGCATTTCTCCGTGACGGTCTGCAGTAATGGTTAAAAGTGTATCATTAGGGTCTTCTTCGGCTGGCGGAAGCTCATCAATAGTACGGCAAGTTTTACACACCAAAAGGCGAAAATAGGGTTCTTGTTCTTCTTTATTACTCATATAGTGCTCCTGTTAGGTAGGCTAATAGCCTATCATACTATTTTACTTTAGCGGTTTTTTTAGTCCCTGTTCCTACAACTTTTCCGCGTTGTTTTTCATTGTTCTTTGATTCTTCTTCACCTTGCATATCCCAAAGGTCTGGTACTTCTGGCTTTGATTCATGCACGGAACATCTATAAGTTCCAGTTTTATTAGCATCTGCATACATTGTATCGGCAATTTTAGCGCCGCCCCTTAAATCGCCACCGACGCCTTTCCATTCCGCCCCGCCAACTGTTGGGTGAATAGTCACATCTCTACTGTTGCAATTAGGAACCGCACAGGGAATTCTTGTAGCCTCAGCTACGCTAGGCAAACCTGCACGACGTAAGGACGTATGTATCCTTTTTCTAGCTGCTTCTCTTCTTTCTCCGGTAGAATTGTGAAATTCTTTATTGTCATTTAAAAAATCCGCGGTATCGGCGGGGCTCATCTCTTTACTGGAGCCAAAAGCGATAAATCTTTTTTGTCCCCTTGCGCCTGCGCCTTCTACCGTACCTACTCTTTTACCTCTAGAATCACGTTTAACCACAACCGTAGGTTCGTTAGAGCCTTTAGATTCTTTCCAAGCAGCCTCTTCAAGTTCTTCATCAGATGATTTGACGCCAAAACCGCTAGCCCTCATATCGGCCATAGCTTCATCTCTTGCACTTCTACCGGTTACTGTGCTTCTCCCACGTCTACCTGCACGTTCAATACCCGTTAATTCGTTTGGACTAATCCCCTCAAGTCTATTTTCGCCTGCTTCTTTTTCAGCGGTTTTTTGAGCCCTAAGTTGTTTAGCGCTTTTAGGATTAACATAACCTTCTTCAGTTACGGGTAAACCAGCTCTACCAGATTTACGCTTTTTTGAAATTCTTTCTCTTTTTTGAGCCAGTTCTGCTGGGGTAGAAGGTCTTGATGATTTTTTTGCCATTATTTGTCCTTTGACTTCTTCTTACCCAAATCATGAACTGCTGCTATAGCCTTTAATGTTGCTTTTGTCATGGCTTTTCTAATAGGCTTACCTTTATATTTTTCATCAAGTTGCCTAGTAGCCTCTGGACCATTAATCAAGTCTGTCATGCTAGGGTACCTAACACCTTCAATACTTGGGCCTTTTACTTCGACGGTTTCACCGTTTCTACGGTCACGAATCTCTGCCATGGTTATCTCCTTGGGTGGTCTTTTTCAAGCCTTTTAGCAGTGCTGGCGTTAAGTTTACGAGCGCTCTTGTCTGTGCTTTTGGCAGCAGCATCGCCTAATTTAGCGAGAATTGGGCCTACAACTTTGCGGGCAATTACTCCTTTGCCTCTTTGCTTAGCTTCGGATTGGACTCTTTTGTCTTTTACTCTTTCAGACTGTGAGTTAAACGTTTTTTCGGTGCCGTCATCAAATCTGTGTTTGACAGCAGTAGGGTTTTCACGCTCAGGATGGAATTGATACATCCCCTTGTCGCTAGCAAGTGTTCTGATACCTTCGCTGTCTGTACCTAAATCTAATATGCTATCGTTTCTACGGTCAAAAAAAGTTGCCATAATAGTTTTCCTACTTTCCCGGGTTTACCTTATTAGGGTCTTCGCTGTTAATAAACCCATAATTAAAGTATGGGTGTAGACCTGCACGGTTCTGCACAATGGTCTGGTCACCCATTCCTGGCTGAACTTCTGTGTTTGGGCGACGCTTACGGTACTTGCCGTCAGTCGCGCCTTCCAATAGGCTCTTGTTCTCTGAGCGTGATTTATTTACTGCCATTTTGGTCTCCTAAACCATTTTGTTAGAAACACGTTTTACCGCATCGCGTCTATTGCATGATGGGCAAAGGTCTGAATTTAAAACCTGTACTGGATTTAAAATAAGTCCACAGCCTCTACAGCCTTTATCACCGACATATATGGTGCGGTCAGTTGATGGGTACGGAGTTGGTTGCTCTGTACCTTCGCCTTCTGGGTCTGTAAACTTTAAATCCATTTATATATTTTACACCTGTCCTAGGCTGTTTCGACTGGTAGACTCTGTTGTATTTGGTTGCTGGCCATAATCAGTTCTAGTTATTGACCTGTCAGTCATCTCTACGATATCTTGAATTCCGTACTCATTGGTCTCATACCCAAAGCGATTTGGAAATAGGTTTACCTGGGGCAACGGTGGACGTACATATTGCTGAATTTCCGGCCCACTCATATTATTTATTTGAATAGCTTGGGTAAGTAGACGTTCTTGATTGCTCGCAAATGGGCCAATATAGGCCTGTGGTGGCATCGCTGCTAAGTCGGAGGCAATATACGGCTTATTGCTATTCCACGGCTTGTGACCATACACACCGTCTGGGGTATTAGGCATTTATTAGCTCCACTTTGGCTTTAGTCGTTGGAGCTGTGAAACTCTGCGTACGTTTACTTCATACGGTTCATTGGATTTCACATTTGCTTTACCATCATTTGGAAGGTGAGGAGCAGGTGCTAAAGCAAATGCCGGTGCAAATCTGGGTACTGGTAATCCTTTTTTAGCGGCTGACATTTGTCTTTTAATACCGCGGTCCATAGCAAATTCGGTTGGTAAATAGTAATCACTCGGGTCAATGCGCTCGCCGCGATGAACGCCACGCTGATAACCACGTTGCGTTTGGCGTACTTTTAGTCTGTCTAGGACTTGCTCAGATACGCTATTAGGGCGGCCACGGTCATCGCGGCGAGTACGTATTGTTCCTAAATAACCGTCTGGGTATTCCGCAGATGGTTCACGACCCACGCCCATGCGCAGGTAATCAAGTTCAGAGCGGGCAACAGCAACGCCTCCACCACCATAGTTGGTGAAAGTTCCGTATAGACCACCAGCACCTAGGCTCTGTATATTTTGATGCGCACTTGCCATACGACAAGTTTATACATTAATTAAGCTAGTTTAGTTCTAAACTCTTGTCCCATAAAAACTGCCCAATCATCTAGGATTGGCACTGATAGCAAGGTAAATTCGCCTGTGTCTTTGTACCAAGCAAAACCTACGCCTTGTTGCCAGTTCTCCCAGTATTTGACGGGCTTTTCATTAGGGGTAATTCCGCCTTTAACGCTAGGTACCGAACCATCTACACGGCATAAACATCCGGGGCTAAACGCAGCATTACGGCCTGGACCAGTGCTTGTGTGGTTCGTGTGATATAGCATTTCAATACGGTGGATGTGGCCATAAATTACGGAAACATGGTGGTTTGAGTTAATGTACTTCATGGCTGTGCTACCGCTTGAATTAACTCGGTCACCGTGGATACAACGCAGATTCTCATTTAGCCAGTACTCACCGGCCGGATATCCGCTAGCGTATGTAATGCCTAGTTCATCCATGCGTAATAGGTGTGGCAAACTGTTTACTGGCCAACTATCGGCTGAACCGGCCTGTCTCATATTTACAACTGCTGGCGCGTTTTCCGCTAAGTACTTATAAATACGGCAGTCGTGGTTACCCTCTAGGAATACAATTTCTGCGTCTGGCACGGTGGCACGTTGGGCAGCTAGGTATTCGTAACCACGCTGGATAGCTAGGTTAGTGGAGTTCTGGAACGCAATCTCCTGATGGTGACGGCTCTGGGCTGGTAGGTCTAGGGTATCTCCTAGGTTCACTACTGTGTCAACGCCGAACTGCTGATGGGCATAGTTTAGAATTTGTAGGGCGATGTCAATTGCTTTTTCAGAATGAAACTCAATTACGGTACCATCTTCGTATACACGATAGCCAATCTGAGTATCTGGTAGTAGGGCGGCTAGTTTCCAGTCGTTTTTGCCTTTCTTTGGCTTGATGATGGTAGATGGCTTAATCATCATCTTCTGTGCTTGAATTAACGGAAATGGTTTTTCTGGGTCTTGCCTCAATAATTCGGCTAATTCTTTGGCTAAGCTGTTTGACACTGGCAATTACCTTTCAGGTGTTGTATAAACGACGTTCTCTTGAATGGAAGGTCGGTGTAATGTTTTTTAATAATGGTAAGGGCTTCAGAATAATTAAGATTAGGCGATTGTTTTAACACGCCGAGTACTTCCTGAAACTCTTTATCTTGTTCGCGCTCCCATACACCAACTATGCACCCTTTAACGGCAGACCTAGCAGCGAGGCTTTTCAATTCATCTATCAGCATTTCTTCTCCAACTATACCGCATCTTGTTACGGCATACCACGATTATTCACGATATTTTTTATTTTGTCAAGTAGCAAAAAAGCCCGCCAATTGGCGGGCTTTTAGCATGTACGACTTAGTTGTGGTCTACAATACCGTCTCTAAAATTAGGGGCGGTGCGGTTAACGCTAGACTTAAACAGTCTTCCGTTACCCTGAGTAGGACCAATTTGTGGGTCTACATAGGAAGGCATCTTAGTCTTAATTCCATAAGTAGCTTTAGAAGTTACTTGCTTCATAGGACGGTTTGCCTTTTTACCTGACAGGTCACCTGCAGCAGCGTTGCCTTTTTTTACCAGCTTTCCTTTTTCAGGCTTAGCTGAAGGAAAAGACGCGGTCTTTGCTGCGCTGGTTCCCATAGTAGGAAACTTGCTTTTTGATTCTTCCATAATTTACCTCTTTGGCCTAAGATGGTTTACACTACAACCATACCGTGTAAATGCTTAATTAACTGCACTTACTTTAAACACAATTGCACTGATATTTTCGCCATTAATCTCCACCGACTGGAAACCTGGTACGCAAACCAGGCTAATTCCTCTAGGGGCAGTATATCCGCTAGCAATGGCAATAGCCTTTACAGCTTGGTTTACTGGTCCCGCACCTACGGCACGGATTTTACAGCTACCTTTTTCATAGATAGCATGGGCAATAGCAGACGCGACTGACTGCGGGCTGCTTGAGGCGCTTACGCGCAGTACTGATTCGTCTTGTGATTCTGACATGTTATACCTTCATTTAGTTAGTACTCCCGTAATAACTACTATAAAGGTAAAATAACCTTAATTTAGGCCCAATCCAATTTTTCTCTAATATCTGGAACAGACCCAATTTCACGGTTATCCCAGTCTCCATCAAGTACCATAAGGGCAATAATGGCGTAATTGGCTAGGTCAATAAAGCTGTCACGCAGGCTTTCATTTTCTGGGGTAACGCCGCTGTCATACAAATGGTTAATTCTAGCCAGCTTATCGTGCATACGTACTCTAAGGCCATTCAATGGTCCGCCAGGGCTCTCGCTGATGTTCTTTGGTCCGTAATCATTGTGTTTCTTAACCAATAGTTCCTCAGCTTCTAGGAACTTAGCTGACAGGGCTGACTCAAATTTTTCGTCAATAATCTGCTGCTTCAACTCTTCTGTGGTGGGGCCAGCTCTACGGATAAACTCTTTTGCTGCTTCTGACAGGTTCTCAAATGAACCTGGGTCTCCTAGTGCCATATTATTCTCCTTGTTCTTTGTGGCAGGGGCAGCCGCAGGTTTTTTCTGTGACTGTACCCATTGATAACTTTACTACTTTTGGGCAGGTAGTGTGGTGTCCGGTTATGCACCAACCGGTGTAATCGGTATTTTTGAGGTCTTTACTTCTTACCATCATCGTCCCAGTCGTCTAAGTCTACTCCTTTTATAGTTCCTAATAGAGTTAGTACACCGGCAACAAGTACAGTTAAAGCAATAAAAATAGTTATTACTAAAACCACTAATGAAAATACTTCTATCATAGCTATCCTTTATTTTTCTCTAAAATTTGGCTCTTTTATTTTTTTAAGTATTTCTTTTTCATACTCTAGGGTACCTTTACCAGCTGCTAACATCGCTAATGCGAATGAATCTGCAGCATTATCATCATTAAACTCTACACCCCACTTTTTGTACACGGCTAAAAGTATTTGGTTCTTTTGTACCCCAGTACCCTTGCCGGTTATGTACTTCTTTAAAGTAGTCGGTGGGATAATGTATGGGTATTTCCCATCAAATCCATCCAGCTCGTTGTAGCAAACTAGCTTTACGATGGCACCTAGCTCACCCAGCATATGCGCCATTGTAGTACCAAAGGCGTAACCTTCCATAGCTACTGTGATTGAATCTCTATTAGCGACAAGTGGTTTAATAACTTTATTTAACTTATCTTGTATCCAAACCAATCGGTCTATGTGCATCTGTTCGGCTTTAAATACTAAAGTGCCATACTGACTTTTATCATCTACATTTAATATAGTTATGCCAAATCCTGAGTAAGACTGGTCTATGCCAATGGCAATATTTTTTACGCCTAAGTCTAGCCCAGGACCGAACAGCTTATCCTTAGCCATTATGCGGTGAACTTACGACTTCTAGTCTTAAAGTTATCGCCAGATGTTCTGCGGGTTAATTCACGGCTACATACGGCAGTACTACGCTCATAGTTGTTTACCATGGTCTCTAGCATCTTGCGATACGAATACTTAACTAGGGCCTCTTGGCGCACATCTGCAAGTGTAGGGTCTCCATCAACTAGTGCTTTAATAACAGTAACTGTACTCTTAGGATTAGATGTCTGGTGACGTAACATTGCTTCTGACTCAGCGTAGTCTTTGTTTCGCTCTGCATCTTTTTCATCGATAATTGCACAGGCTAGCTGTGTACCCAAGAAGTCACTGTACGCCGACAAATGCGTGTACAAACGCATTAGGTCTTCATCATCCAGCTCTGTTATATCAGCTGGCAGCTGTGGCCTTGGCATAGTTGTGCCACGGTCTACAGTTAGGCCCTGCTCATCTAGCATGTCTAGGATGTACTTGCTGGTATCGTTTGTGATTAATCTTGTCATTCGTTAAAGCCTCCACACTGCTTGCACTTAAGTGCGCCACCAACATTACAGTCAGGCGCAACATTCTTAGATAATGAGTCTACCACAAGTTGTGCGCCATCAATGATATGTTGAATAGCCCAGTCATCTTTACGAACAATAAACTCTTTAACTTCTTGGCTGGGTTTTGCCTCGTAAATTAATACCGCTTCTTTTGGAACATCTGCTCTACCTGATAGTTCTAATACTTTCATGTACAACTGAACTTGAGCAATATGTGATGCAAATGGACTTTTTAAGTTCTTCCAAGCTTCGTCAAAGTTTTGGTCACCAGCAAACCAGGCAGACTTGTCGTACCACATGAACGTGCCGACTCCTACTGACTTAATTTCAAGCATTAGGTCATCGCCAAATCCCTTTAGCCAACCATCTGAGTGGCCGGTAATCATTAACGGCTCATGTTCCACCGGTACTTCTTTGTACACAAGTGGTCCATTTGTTTGACACATATCGCAGTTAACGGGACTGACATCCCAGAACTTAGCATTGCAATTTAAGCACTTCCAGACACCGTATAAGTTACCCATACCCGCAAACCAATTTTGCCAAGTGTTGTGAATCCCGTGACCTTGAGCAAAAATAAGTTCGCGTTTAAAGTTACGGGGTTCCGGTGCGGGAATATTTCCTTTTAGATGAAAATACGATGCTCTGTGGCACCAATATTGGCTAACCATAGCGGATGGGTGTAACCCATTAAACGCTCTGGAATTATCTATGGGCTGTGATAGAACGAATCGTTCTACTTTACTTAATACTCTTGTAGTTGATTTACCTGCATCTACAAAACTCTTTAGAGCACCGGCTGGTATTTTTTTTAGTTTTTTATCTGGCATGTTTTATTTCCTCCGATAAAAAACCTAGCACACTTTTCTAAGGTTGTCTACTCGCCTTTTTAGCAAGTTCCTCTAAAGTTGTTCCAGACTTTTTTGCTTTACGTTTTAAAGCATTACGTTCACGGTGGCTCATGCCGCCCCAGATGCCGTGTACCTCATCTTCAGCATCTGCAAACATAAGACATTGCATTCTGACCGGGCATTCGCCCTTACCATCTTTGCCAAAACAAATTGCTTTAGCTTTATCAGCTATAGGTTTGTAAAGGGCTTTATCTCTGGGTGGAAACCAAAGGTCTGGGTCATAAACATTTTTATAGTTTTTATCTACTTCATCGTAGTATCTTTGACCGCATTTAGCTTGGTTAGTCCATGACTCGGGTTCAGGTAAAGGTAGGGAATAAGGATTAGACAAGTAACCTCCGTATAGTAGCTACTTCTTCTCCGTGTGCTCTTCTATACATTGTAGCAGATATTCCCTAATAGTCAAAAAATCATTTTCATCCATGACTACATAGTTATTGCCATTTAAACTTATGCCCAAAACGGGTGTACGACCGTCTATGAGGGCTTCTGTTACGATTTTCTCAAGTACATCCGACTTTAAGGTAAAGGACTTTTTACCGGTCCATTTATGCTCAATTAGAAGGTCTTTAGACCGTACGTCACCCTTGCGAAACCAAAAAGCGCCGGAGGCCAAATTACGTTGACCTCCGACTTTTTTAGCTAAACGTTTTTCGTGCTTTAACGATTGCTTTTGACCCTCTGACTTAGCCAAGTTTCAAAGTTCCTAGTACATCTTTGGTTAACTGGTCTTGTAGGTCAACTTCTTCACGAATTGAGTTTAGTAGGGCATCCGCGCCTTGCCACTGTCTATCGCTATAACGATAGTAGGCACCAGCTCTTGTAACTATCTTGTTTATAATGGCTAAAGATACAATTTCTTTGGCGAAGTCGTACTCACCTTTATCAATTCCAGAACCGTCATCAAAGTAGAAGTCTACAAAAGCAGTTTGTCCCGGAGGGGCTGACTTGTTCTTTCTGGTCTGGAACTTAATTGTCTGCCCAACTTTTTTCTTATCCTGGCCTGTTCCGAACTCAATCCACTCGTCACGCTTTACATCTACGCGTGTAAAGAAGAAATAATTTTTGGCCTCGCCACCTGGGGTGGTGCGAGGGTCGCCGTACATTACACCAATCTTCATACGGAACTGATTAATAATCAAACCAATGAACGGACGTTCCCCACCCAGTAGGTCGCGTTTACCAGCCTTCTCCATTTTGCGGAAAAACTTACCCATGAGCATGGCACCGCGACCTACTGTGAACTCTTCCATCTCCTTTTCATCCTCGGCTGATGGCACAAGGGCTGGGAGGGAATCTATGACTACGCAATCTACTTCTTTGGTTTCAACAAACTCTAGGACGGCTGTAAGTGCTGTTTCCATTACATTGCTAGTAAATACGTGAACACGAGTAGGGTCTACACCACACATCTCTGCAAATTCTGGTACCCATTCTTCGGCAGCAATCCATACTGTAGTAAAATTAGGGTCTAGCTTTTGATTAGCAGCAATCGTTTTTAAAGCTAGTGCTGTTTTACCATTACTTGCTTCGCCAATAATTTCATGCCATTGATTTGTGGGCCAACCTCCGCCTAGAATCATATCTAGTGAAAGTGAGCCTGACGTAAATCTTGTAGGGGGAGCAACCTCAGATGCAAGTACTACAGTGTTTTCTCCGTATTTTTTATTGATTTGTGCTAGAACTTTTTGCAGTGACATTAACCAATCCTGTCAATAATCGTATTAGGGTTGAAATTGTTTGAGGTGTTTATTTGCTTTGTGGCCTGAGTATTACCGTTATTTGGTAATCTAACGCCTGGCATACCTGAACCAGACTGTTGTAGTGGATAACCGCAGTCATAGCAGCGTGGTTTAGCTTCAGGCACACCAACCATACTTCCATAATTACCGCTGGAGCAGTTAGGACAACGGCTTGCACTTACCGCGCTTGTCGGTAGTGTGCGACCTGCAAGTTCTGGGTTATAAGCAGGTTGCTGGGTTACCGGAGGATAACCCTGATTGGGAGTGTACCCCGGGTATTGCGGTGTTATTCCCGGCTGTACTACTGGCACCTGTTGCTCAGGTAATCTAGGCTGTGCGGGTCTGGGAGTACCTAGTTTGTCGGCCCACCATGAACTACTCATCTTTTTTTACCTCTTTAATCTTTGCTTCTACATGCTTAACTTTAATTATACCCAATTCATTTAAAGAAGCAAATGAGCTTAGTAATGCTGAAAATGCCATGTTGGTATAGAAACTAGTTAGCGCCTCTTCTGAATCATTTAGCATTTCTTCGCTGATTCCTGGTATGGATTTAAAACTATCTTTGTGCATAGCAAATGCATATTCAGCGGTTTTTATCGAGTAAAAGGTTAATAAAGGCAATAAGTCTTCAATTTTATCTATTCTTTTTTCAGACTCTTCTAGCTCTTTTTGATGACCCTCTTTGCTTACTGGTGATAATCCAAATATTTTTTCTCGGTTAATCGCATCATCACCAGCTACGTCATATAAATACCATCTTAAAAGCGTATGCAATGGAATAGATTGCTCTTGTCCATCGTCATTATTTGGAATAATTGGCCAGCTCATTTTGCTTCGCCCCACCTATCTACTATCTTAATATCTGCAATCAAAGGCACTTTTAGAACCTCAATTTCTTCCATGGCTTGGCGCAGCTTTTCAGCTGTTTCTTCGGCAAGTTCTGAAGGAGTTGTTAATACTAGTTCATCATGAACGGTAAGAATTATCTGTGCTTGCTCAGGAATCATTTTCCAGGCTCTAACCATAGCAATCTTGATGATATCCGCAGCACTTCCTTGAATCTTAGTATTAAACGCCTGACGTTCAGCACCTGCTCTAGCCGAATTATCCCTAGACATAATCTCTGGAAGATAGCGTCTACGGCCTGTAATAGTGCGCACAAACGGGGTAGGCTTTCCTGCCTTAGTAGCAGAAATAACCTTTGAACGATACGCAGATATCGCTGGAAATTCTTTTGCAAATCGGTCTAATAGGTCTTTAGCCTCAGTTTTGCTACAACCAATTTGGTTAGCAATTTTATCTGGACCTACGCCATACGCCATGGCAAGAACAAGTACCTTGCCGGCTTTTCTATCTACTCCCATAGTGTCACCGATAGTAGTGTAGATGTCTTTGGCATTTAAATAGTTGTCCATCATAATTGGGTCTTCTGAGAAAGACGCAATTACTCTTGGCTCAATCTGCGAATAGTCTGCTACAACCATTTTGTGGCCTGGAGGTGCTGTAAACAAGTTACGGATAGCCTTGCCGTGTGGCGTATGTGGGGCCGGCACGTTTTGCAGATTAGGATTACGGCTTGAAAAACGTCCAGTTTCGGCACCGTGCTGTACGAAGTCACCGTGTAATTTGCCATCAATTAGCAAACTCTCTTTGGTTTCTGTCCGGGTCTTTCCTGACGTAGTGCGTTCAATCTCACCGCCTAAATACGGAATTACATAAGTAGAAAGTAATTTATTGTAGTCTGCGTACTCAAGTAGCGCAGTTACTAGCGGGTCCTTATCGCGATAGGGTTCCAGTGCATCGGCAGAAACAGAGTAGTCTGATTGAGATAGGTCTTGACCATCTTTATCTTTTTGACTGCCTTTGGTGGTAAGGACTTTGGCTTTAAGACCACGACCACCTTGGTCTTTAGGGCCATAAAGCAATACTTGCTTTTCTTGATTAGAGTTAATGTTAAACTCACGTCCAGCAATCTTATAGATGCTAGCCTTGGTCTCTTCAACTTTATTTTCTAGGTCAATTTTTAACTGCTCCAGTGAGTCAGTGTCAATTGTTGCGCCTGTAAGTTTCATATCGCAAAGGACCCTTAGTACATCCATCTCTAATGCCATGACTCTATTTAGGTCAGCCTCTTCTAATTTAGAAACTAATGATTTCCACAGAAGAAAGGTGTACTTTGAGTCTAGATAGGCATACTTAGCAACTACGCTGAATGCGTAGACTTCTACTTCTTTACCTACGCCTTTTTCCATTTCATAACCAAATTCGCGTTTTAGGCAATCTGCCAAACTGCATTTATTCTTGTTTCTATTGTCTGAAATAAATGAGGCAATCATAGTGTCAAAGTATGGACCGGCAGGTACTCTACCTCCGTAATACTTGGCTACTGAAGTTAAGTCAAATACTAGATTGTGCCCAATGGTGAGAATGTTCTCATTAAACATCAATGGCTCTAGGGCTTTGAATACTTCGCCGGGAAATAGCTGTTCTGGAGCGGGACCAAATACCTTAGTGGCTTTTTTAGCATCACGACTATAGTCGCTTGGTCTAAGCGTAAGACCCTTTTGCTTACGAACTTCTCCTTGTCCGGTCAAAGGATAAATCTCTTCAATAAATTCTCCGTGTGGGTGTCCCATGGGGATAACGTCACATCGGCCATTAGTTGCGAATGTAATCCATAGGACTTCATTTACTGGGGTCATACCGCGGCGTGGGCCTACGGTTTCAACGTCAAAGGCAAAGGCATCTTGAGTAAGGTAGAAATCTACCATCTCGGCAAGTTGTTCGGCAGTAGTAATAATATTCATAGTATCCACAATAGCGCAAAAGGCGGGGATGTCAAATCCCCGCCCTTGCTAATGTTCTTAGAGTAATGACTCCGCGATTTCGTTGAGCTCCTCGTATGAGTGCTCCTTGATAAGACCGCGAGTGTAGACTTCAGAAGCCTCTACTACGGCAGCTGCTGCCGCTGGGTCTAGGTTCCAGTCTTCCTGCAAGTCGCGCTCCTTGATAGGAGTGACCGTGTAGTTGGTCTGTGGACCTTTACCGATTCTTACAACAGCCCAGTATCCCTTAGTTAGCGGACCCTGTGGTGAGTAGTGAGCGGCGTGTAGAGCCTGATATAGGCGAGCACCTGAAATAAGCATCTGACGCTGCATTCCCAATTCTGAGTTTAGGGATACAACAGTAAACGCTCTCTTGTTTTCAGGGCGGTCCTCAAGCTTTACACAAAGTGGGCAGTTTGCACCGATACATACGTATGAGCGCTTACCGCTTGTCTTCTGCTTTAGGAAGTGTTGCTTGTAAATAGCAAAAGGTCCGTTCTCGTCTAAGAACTTAAAGACCTGGTGTTTACCGTCTTCAAACTTAACTTCGGTTGGGAAATCAGTTGAGACAGTTAGGCTTTCAGCCGCATCCCAGCCCGACTGGACTGAAGAAGTTGCTGTAGCCTGCGATGGACGTGCGTCAATGTCGTCGGCAAGGTAGCTGGCGGCATTTGGGGCATCTTGGTTGATTGGCATAATTGCATTTTCCTTAATTGATTGATTATTTATTTTGTTTCTTCTGCGCGGATAGTTTCCCACGCCTCGGATATCTTATCACTAAGATTCCGGTGTAAAGACCAGTCTATAGGATTTTGTTCTAAAAGTCCAGTCATGGTGAAAATTTCTACAGCTTTTTCTACCATAGCTTTACTATACAACCTACGTCCGACATACTCTTTACCATTCTTACCCACTTTCGAGGGAAGTCTATAAGGCGACGTTGGCAAAATTCCATGTTCAGTCCAGTAACGAACTGTTTTAACTGGTCTGTTTAGGGCCTTTGCCAATGTTCCGAGAAGATACATTTTGACTACATTACCATTAGGCAATGTCTTTTCATAATAATCATCTTCCCAAGCTGTGTCAAGTTTTTCTTTTACCGCTGGTTCTCTGCGTTTACGCTTGCTACCTGGATAATAAGCATCCAGTTCGCCAAACATTTCCTCAATTAAATCTTTTTCTGTCATTGTCCTGGAGCGCAATCAAAGGACTGGGCATAATGAGGAGTGTTATTGGCATCCCAGTACTCTACTGGACGGCATATATTTTTGCCCGATATGTAAACAGCAATCAAACCTACTATGGTTAAAATAATAGAAAGAAGCAAAAGAAACAACTTCTTATTCACGGTCATCGGGTTCCCAGCTATAATCTGGCTCGTCTGGTTCGCAATTACCTTCGCAAACTCCTTGGCCATCGCAGTCCTGACAGAATACTCCGTCTATTGAGCCTTCGCCGCAGCACTCGATGCACTCATGCTCGCAGGCTTCTGGAACATCGGTATAAGGGCTTTCTAACCAGCTGTCGTAATCAAACATTATTTATTCTCCTTTGTGATTATGTGTGTAACCCAATAATAACTGCAAGTAGGGCAGCAAGGTGAGTTATTCTCATCTGTAGTTGATGATACAAAATTTGAATAGTATGTGGGGTCTTTTTTATAAAGATTTGCTTTGTGAGTAGTTAGTACTTTCGCCAAAATAAATGGGTCTCTATACCAATTAGGTAAAGACCAACCCCAGTTTTTAGCTGTAGCAGCTTTTAAAACTTTAAGGTTGTCCATATTTTTATCGGTTTTAATACCACGCTTATTGGCTTCATCTACCATGTTCATAATATATAACCATAACTGTCCTTCGTGACCACGCCACATTTTAACTGCAGGGTGGTTACGCCAAGCTGCTTTAGGGTCATTATTATTAAGTACCTTAAGAATCTGGTATCCTTCAAGAATCTGCTTGTTCAGGCGCTTGTTGTCAAGCGCCTGAGCAGACTCAAAGAAGTCTTTGAATGGTAGAAAGGTTTGCACTAGTTCTCTCCTTTGATAAGAGCAATAGCGTCATCCATTCCAGCAGCGTCTGCCCAATCGTCAGCACCTAAATACTCTGCTCGTTTATTCTCTAGCAGTTTGATGATGCGTTCACGCTCAAACTCAACGCCTTCTTCGCGACCACGATAAAAACCCTGCATGTAGCCCTTAGCTTCATCAGGTAGTTCAGTTAGTTCTGCGTGTAGCGATGCCATTTTAGCCATTATTTCTTCTCCACAATCAGAGCCCATGAAACCTTTTCAGGAAACATAGTCTCAATGTCTTCATCGGTTAGTTTACCATCATAGTATGCAGCCATGACAGCATCTTGGTCAAGTACTGTGATTGTTTTTGTGCAGGTTTCAAATAAACCTTTTTCTTGAAGCAAAGCATCGGCCTTATCCTCGTCAAACATCTTAGAAACTCTACGCTGCTTTACAACTTGCATAGGACCATTGTTTGAATCACTTGCGTCAAGAATAATGCTACCCTTGTCGTTTACTTCTCCGCGCTCTTCAATTACAGCCATGATGCGCTTGCGCAAAGTAGAAATTCGTCCATCAATTGCAGTGGCTTCGTCTTTAAGGGCGTTATATTGTCTGACTTCTTGTTTAAACGAACTTAGGTCGTCGTCAGGTGTTTCATTGATAATTGGCATTTGTACTCCATTAGTCTAACCCCCGTGGGGGATGCTATGTTTTAGCAGTACAAACTTAAACCCTATTCAACGTCTTTGTCAAGTCCGTTTTCAACAAATTTTTCTAGGGCTTCAATTACTACACTAGTAACGGTAATTTCTTGCTTTGCGGCCTCTTTTTGGGCGGCAAGCCAGAGCTCATCAGATACACGGATTGTGCGTGTCGGTGTTTTAGGTGCGTTTGGCATACTTATATTTTACCACAGAAGCTTATGGAAAACCTAGTACTAACCTTTTCAGGGGTTCCCACTCTTTCGAGTCGTCTCAAGCTTTCACTCTGCTGGTTGGTTTTGTGGACTCAGCAGTAAAGAGCCTTTTGTGGACCTGCACAGAATTGAACTGTGGTCTTACACACTCCGACTTGCGGTTTTGCTGTGCAATCGACACCATTTCAGGCCCTAACAACCTGGGAACCGACGCTAAGTCTGCGTCCCCAGGTATTTATGTATTTAGTTTACACCATTATTACTTGATGTCAATGACCTTTGGTTTCTTTTCATCAGGTACATTCTTAAACAGCTTGACTGATAGAATGCCGTCTTTGACGGTAGCAGTTTCTACTTCGTAAAACTCAGCAAGAGCAAAAACGAGTTTAAAGTCGCGCCCTGCAATGCCGTTATGTACGACTGTTCCGCTGTCTTCTTTTTCTTCTTTTTTACCTTCAATGTTCAACGTCCTTTCCTCGACTGTGATTGTAAGGTCTTTTTTAGTAAACCCAGCCACAGCGACGTTGATGAGGGTGGAGTCATTTTTTTGGTCAATGATGTCATACGGAGGATAACTTGGCTTCGTTGCCGAAATCCTTTGAAGTTGCTCTAAGAGCGGGGACCAGCCGATAGACCAACGGTCTAAGCTGGGGAAAAGGTCATTAATAGTAATAACCTTTGGTGTGGCAGATTTTTGCCACTTTTCTTTTTGACCCCACGGGTCATGTGGATTTGGAACTGCTTTACCCCAAGGGTCGTAGGGGTTAGGGCGTTTGTTCCATTCATCCGGACTGCCTGGTAATACATTCATTGTTGTCTCCTTTAGACGACAACTGTGCTACAATATAGTTAACAATACCTCCCTCGCCTCTCGTAGAAGCGCACCTGGGAGGTTTTTTACTGCCCGTAGCACAGTATTTATTTACGGTACCCAATTGGCGTACCTGTATAGATTTTACCAAAAACTATACAGGTTTGCAAGATATATAAAGCCCCGCTAGCCGTGACTAGCGGGGACTAAATTACTTCGTATCTACTACCCTTACAAACCTTATCTGGCTATGTTTATAGTCAGTTAAAGGCTGAATAATTGTAGAATGTGCTCCATAATGTGCGTTAATGATTTTGCCGTTTCCGATATAAATAGCGGCATGATAGAAGTGAGTTGAACCAGGGTAAGCAAAAACCACAATGTCGCCAATTTTAGGTTTAGATACTCTAATACCTACATGGCCTTGTTTATCTGCTGAGTGTGGTAGTTCTATACCGAATCGTTCATAGGCCCAGCGTACTAGACCTGAGCAGTCCCATCCACGAGGACTGGCACCTGCAAACACATAGGATGTTTTTCCCACCCTAGTCTTTAGGTACTTTATTACTTTGTTCATTTGAATTGTATTACGAGTGACTTTAAAAGAATCGAGATGTTTTACTGTTGGCTGTACCTGTGTCTGGTACACATTTGATTCTTTAGCCACCGATACTGATGCTGAACAGCCAGCTAACAATAACAGAATGCTGGCTATGAGTACGTACTTTTTCATTTAGCGACCTACCTTTCCTTGCGTTAGTACTTGGTCGTTTATTGTCGAAGTGACATTCACTATTAAGTTATGTATAAAACCCTAGCATAAAAACACAGTGGGGGGTAGTGTTTAGCCAAAAAAACACACCTGGATAAGGGACAATGGTATTGACCCTATTTGTCAAATTAATCGCGCAGTTA